CAGCCAATATAATTTATACACACAAACCGGACGTCCTTCCAACACATATAATAGTATTAACTTCGCTGCACTGGACAAAAACAACGGCGAACGCTCATGCTACAGACCAACCAATGATAAATTTGTTGAATTTGATATTCAAGGATATCATCCCCGAATATTAGGTGATATGATTGATTTTAACTTTGGTGATAAAAACACATATGAATTATTAGGTGAATTATTAGATGTGACGCCACAAGAAGCTAAGGAACTAACATTCAAACAGTTATATGGTGGTGTGTGGAAAGAATATCGCAACCAACCATTCTTCAGAGATATAGTAACGCTAACAGATGGTATATGGGATGAATATCAATATGGTAAACAATACGCAACTCGCAATCGCATATTTACATTAGATAAAGATATGACACAATCTAAATTATTAAATTACATTATTCAAAGCCACGAAACATCAAACAACGTAGTGATGTTAGATAACATATTAAGCTATTTAAGAGATAAACAAACTAAACTTGTTCTTTACACGTATGATGCATTCTTATTTGATTATGCTGAGGAAGATGGTAAAGAGCTATTACTAACCCTAAAAGACATGATACCCTATCCGATAAACATTAAGCAGGGTAAAACGTATCATGGTTTAGAAAAAATATAAATATTTATAATGGAACAATTAAACGAATTTTTTGACTTGAACAAGCTATTCTGCACATTTACCTCACCAGCAGATTTAGAGGAAACGGTAGCGACTATTAATCGTAAATACTCAATATTATTTAATAAGATATTTATATTAGAATCACCACAAAGTGATGAATTAGTATGTACTTATAACATTGATACAGGCAATATGACTGCATCACCCATGGCTAGTACTATATTATTGCATAGAAAGAAAGAGTCTAATACCTTATATACCATCAATGCATTGAACACATTAATTAAATCATTAAATGGTGGTGTATTAGATACACGATTCATTGTGAATTGGCAGGATTATAAAAACAGCATATTATTAACGAATGGCCCTGATTTAAGAAAATTAGATACAGCCATACATAAGATAGTAGATTTTAGTAGAAACTAATATTTATAAAAGTATTAGAATAAGTTTTGGAAAGCAAAATAAGAATCATAGATTCACTTTAATATTGTGTTCATAGAACACCTCACTTAAAAACAACATAAACATGGACTTAAGTCTCATCAAACAGAAGCTGTCCGCTTCTCAAACTAAAGGACAAAAACGTGAAAAAGTCGATTACACAAAGATCTTCTGGAAACCAAAACCAGGCAAGTATCAAATTAGGATTCTCCCATCCAAATTCGACAAATCAAACCCATTTCGCGAAGTTTACTTCCACTATGGCTTTTCAAAAGGACCAATTTTAGCATTAACTAATTGGAACGAGAAAGATCCAATCGCTGAATTCTCAAAGAATCTCCGCAAATCATCAGACAAAGAAGATTGGCAGCTTGCTAAGAAAATTGAACCAAAACTTCGTTATTTCGTTCCAGTATTGGTACGTGGTGAAGAAGTACAAGGCCCTCGCCTATGGGAATTTGGTAAATTAATTTATGAGCAATTATTAGGTATTGCCGCAGACGAAGATTATGGTGATTTCACAGACATCACTGATGGACGTGATTTTACAATCGATGCTGTTGAAGATGTAGTTGCTGGTAGAAAAGGTATTAAATGTAACATTCGTGTTAAACCTAAAACATCCGCTATCTCTGATGATGCCGCTATTGTAACAAAAGCATTGGATGAACAACCAGACATTCTTGGTATCAACAAACACTATTCATTCGATGAATTGAAAGAATTATTGGATAAGTGGTTAAATCCTGATAGCGAAGAAGACACTGATGCTCCAATCGCATCTAAGGATGAAGAAGAGGAAGATGATTTCCTAGCTGAAATGAATAAGCCAGTAGAACAAACCTACAAGCTTGACACTACCGCAGCTAAAACATCCAATGCAGACAAGTTTGATGACCTCTTTTCATAGGCCATAAGGTAAAAAAACCTCCATATAGGAGGTTTAAGGAAGTGATATTTATTGTCGACTAAAACTAAAATATCGATGATAAATATCACATCCATCTACCTCATTGAAGGTATAGATAATTCTCCTTACAAAGTATATATTGGTAAAACTAAAAAAAGCAGAAAATATGCTCATGTGCATACTTTCGGTCCTGACATCAAATATACTATTATAGACAGTATAGATTCATTAGATCGTAAAGATTGGAAATCACTTGAAACATATTGGATACAACAATTCAGAGCATGGGGTTTTGAAGTTGTAAATAAGAACGATGGTGGAGGTGGACCTATACAACATACCGATATTACTAAAAATAAAATGAGTGTATCCCACTATGGTATGTCTCATAGTGAAGATACTAAAAATAAAATACGTTTATCTCATGTTGGAATAAAACGTCCCAAGCATATTGGAGAGAAAATAAGTAAATCTAACACAGGAAATAAAAAAACTAGAATAAAACAGCGAAAAGATAAAGGAATACCTAAATCAGAAACACATAGATATAAAATGTCTATTGCTAAGCTAGGTAAACCATCAACTAATCCAACAAAACCAATTCTTCAGTATGATACACAAGGTAATTTCATTAGAGAATGGAGTAGTGGTACTGAAATAAGTAAAGTATTAGGTATATCTCATGGCAATATTGTTAAATGTTGTAAAGGACTTAGAAAGCATATAGGAGGTTTTGTTTGGCACTATAAATAAAATATATTTAGTTATAAAAGATTAATTATGACAGATAGAGAATTAGCACTATTCCTAAGATGGTTAATAAAACATTACTCCACTACTACTATTGATGGTATGTTTACCTATGTAAATTCAGTGAATAAGGAAGTGGATATAGAAACTATCATAGAGCATTACAAATCAGAACAATAATCAAATAAATTTAAACTTATGACATCAATAGAATGGTTAGAAGAAAAACTTATTGATAATGGAGTTAATTTCCTTTCAGAAGAATTCGAATTCATTAAACAAGCCAAAGAAATGCACGAAAAGGAAGCATTTGAATTTTGGAATGGTGGTATTAATAGTACAGAAGAGGGAGGTAAGTCATTTGAACAGTATTACAATGAAAAATTTAAAAAATTAACGATATGAAAGATTGGATGAGATACTTAAATGGATTTACAATTGGAATGTGTGTAGAATACTTGTATAGAGTAGGATATAGCCCATATCCAATATTGATTATAGCTTGTAATGTTTTGATTTGGGCAATAGACACCAAATTTTTTAAAACTTGAAGCTAACGCTTGGGTGTATATGTAGGTTTTTTTAGAATTAAACTTTAATATATGCTTGTAAATGGTATAGAGAACAATTAAAACTTAAACAATAACTTAAAACAAATATTATGTCAGGAAGTATTGAAATGGACAAATGTGATTTTTGTCAAGAAATAAAACAAGTAGAAAGAACTTATCTACACCCAAGCAAATATGTAAAAGAACAAGGTGCTTTTATTAATAAAACCTTGTATAATGAAGGGGATTATTTTATCATTGTTAAAACCTGTGCTAAATGTGGCTCACCCACATCTTCCCAAACAGAAATATCAGATGAAGAAATAGATGATTTCCTAAAAAATTTCGATGGTGTTAATGAGTATTATGTTCACGGCTTAAAAGATGGAGCAATATGGTATCGTGATGAATTGAAAAAAGATTAATTATGACAAAATTAGATTATTTAATTATGGGATTTGCATTTGGTTATATCGGTAGACCTTTTATAGATGTAATGGTTAAAATTATTAAAAACTCATTTAAAAAAGATTAATTATGACAATAGAACAATGGTTAAGAGATGTTCACTATGACAAATTGGGTACTGGCATTTGGAGTAGAGATAAAGATGGAGGCAATCAAATGGTTGCTGATATTAGAGGTTGGGGTGCTATTCAAAACTTATTTAATACTCCTGAAGAAGCAGAACAGTTTCAAGATGAAGTGGGGGAATTTATAACACAAGCTATTAAAGAAAAGCTATCAAGACTTCCCCAACAAGAAATATCAGATGGTGGTGAAGATACTGCAGACTATATAGATAGACATCTAGTGGCCGCTTTAGTACAACATTCTATTGCTATTGAAATATCAGATGAAGAAATAAAAAAGGGTGGAGAAAATGCTTGGTCTGATTATGAATATCAAGAAGGGAACTTATATTCTACAACTTTTAGAGATGGTTGGTTAATGGCAATTAAATGGTATAGAGAACAATTAAAAAATAAATAAATAACAATATGGCAAAAAGTAAGAGCTCACTGAGTGAGGTGGTAAGCAATTCGCTTAACAAGACATTTGATCTGTCTTCATTTAAAAAGAGCAAGTTTTTAGATCAATCGGTTAAATTCAAACCACAACGCTGGATTCAACTATCTAAAGCTTTCCAAGATGTCATTTCATTGCCTGGTATTCCGATGGGTCACATAACACTATTACGTGGCCACTCGGATACGGGTAAAACAACAGCAATGCTAGAAGCAGCTGTAGCAGCACAGAAGATGGGTGTATTACCTATCTTCATTGTGACTGAGATGAAATGGAATTGGGAGCATGCACAACAAATGGGTTTTGAAATGGAACCAGTTGTTGATGAAGCAACAGGTGAAATTGTAGATTACAAAGGATTCTTCCTATATGTAGATAGAGGTTCACTAAACACAATTGAAGATGTAGCAGCATTCATAGCTGATTTATTGAGTGAACAAGCACAAGGTAAATTACCATTTAACTTATTATTCCTATGGGATTCAGTAGGATCTATTCCATGTAGATTATCTGTTGAATCAAATAAAAATAACAACGAGTGGAATGCAGGTGCTATGTCTCAGCAATTTGGTAACTTTATCAATCAGAAAATTGTATTATCACGTAAGGAAAATCAACCATACACTAATACATTAGTAGCAGTTAATAA